TAAAGGACCAGGCACTACTCCGCCTTCATGGAAACTTCTTACTATTCCCTTAACACCTTCAAAAACTGCTTTTGATGTTGCGGTTGTTGCTAAAGCTCTTCCTACGGCTGACCAATCCCACCATGATTGCGCCCAGGCCATAGCAAGTTCTGCTGCTTGTTTAGCCAATACTTGTTTCTCTAACATTGTAACAAAATCTATTAACATGTCTTTTAATACACTTTTAATACTTTTTCTATTATCTTCATATGCTTCTTTTGTAGCAGTTAATTCATTACGTTCTTCTTGTCTTAAATTGGCAATCAGTTCGCTATATTTTTTATTAATTTCTCGTTTTCTTATATCATTAGTTTCAAATGCTTTAAGTTCTTCATTTCTTTTGTTAATCAAGTCTTGGATTTGTTCTTTAAAGCCATCTTTAATTTTAGCTGTTTTTTCTTTAAAAGCTAACTCTGCCTGATAGTTGTTATCAAACATATCAACAATACTATTAGCCATGTCTTGTGTAACACTTTTAATTGTTATTCCTGCATCTTTAGCATTATAAGCAACCTGCTCCCAAAAAGTAGCACTGTCTTCCAATTCTTCTTTGTTTATGTTTTTGCGTTTGTTTGAATATACTTTTTTAATATTTGTTATAGTTTTTTGAAGTTCCTTTTCAGTTAACTCTAATTTTTTTGCTCTTTCTTTTGCATTATCAATAGCATCTTCTTTTCCTTTTTCTAATAATTCAAGTTCTGTTGCATTTTGTTCAAATAACTTTTGTTCCCATTTGCCCATAAAAGCTTTTTGAGCTGCTAGTAATTGGTTTTCCTCTGCTTCTTCTATTTCTGTTCTTTTATTAGAATAAAATAGTTTTATTTTTGTCCTGAGTTTTTCTATTTCTTTTTCAGTCATCTCTGTTTTTTGTGCTTTATCTTCAAGATTAGTTAATGCATTCTCCTTAGACTTTTCTAATAACTCAAGTTCTGTTGCATTTTGTTCAAATAATATTTGTTCCCATTTATTAGTATACTCTTGCTTAGATTGCAGCATTTTTTTATTTTTTTCTTCTTGCATTTTTAATCCTGCTGCTATTGCTTCTCCAGTTGGTGCCATCAAATCAATTGGACTTAGAGAACCAACTCCATCTCCGCTATCTTTGCCATCTCCGCTATCTTTGCCATCTCCGCTATCTTTGCCATCTCCGTTATCTTTGCCATCTTCGATTGCTTTGTTTGTTTTTGCTGCTTCGTCAGCTAGTTCTTTAAAACTTTTAGATTGTTTTTTATTGTTTTTAGTTATTTCATCTTTTACATCAGCAGAACTGACCATTAGACTTATAAAATCATCTATCATGTTATCTATATTTTCTTCTGTAAGCTTCCCACTGTTCTTAAAAGCTATTCCAATTTCAGTAATATTAAGAGCCATATCATTTGTTTTATTAGCCAAAAGCTTTTTTGTTTTTGCTGTGTTTGTTTCTAATTGTCCTAGTGCTTTTTTTGAAGTTTTTGCTATACCATCATATGCATCGCCAACTGGTCCAGGAATACTACTTAATCTAGAAAACCATTCAATTATTGTATGTATGCCTTTAGCTGTTAATAATAATAACTCATCCATCCCTAAAGTCATCTGCAGTACGCCTAAGTCTATTGCATTTTCAATCAAATCTTTTATAAAATATAACTGAACAAAGACATCAACAATAGCATCTACCGCGGTTTTGGCAACCGAATACATTAATTTGAAACCTTTTAAAACTGGGTCTAAAAAGTCCAGTGTAGATTCAATGGCTGGCCCTATTTCTTCTACTTTCTCGACTATTTTTGGCATATTTTGGACAGCCCATTCAACAAGAGCTTGAAAATAAGGTTGTAGTTCTTTCCCTATTTTTTCTCTAACAACTTGGAACGCAGCTGTTAATCTATTCTGCCATTCTTTTGAAGTGTCCATCATAGTTAAAAACGCTTCATCAGCTGCTCCCCCTGATTCTTCCATTGCATCTAAGTCTTCATTAAATTTATTTGCACCTTTTCCTGCTAACAATAATGCTGCTTGCCCAGCTTCTGCACTACCAAACAGATCATTAATTCCTACATCTGTATCATCTGCTTGTTTTTTCAAAAGCTTCATTGCTTCCTGTAAAGTTCCACCACCTTCAATGAAATCTCTAAAACCTTGCCCAGAAGCTTCTTTGAAAGATTTATTAACTTTTGTTCCGCTTTTTGCTAATTCATCAAGCATTGTTCTCAATCTTGTTGTTGCTTCTGCCGTACTTCCTTTTCCCATTAGACTTGTTAATGTACTCATTGAAGCTGCTACTTCATCAAACGTTACCCCTACTGATGCTGCATTGGGAATAACCTTCCCTATAGAAGTAGCTAATTCTGGTACCGATGTTACACCTTTTTGAACAGCTGTAAATAATATATCAGATGCATTTGCTGCTGTTAATCCAACATCTGCATAGTTATTTGTTGCTGTTGCTAAAACTCCTACACTATCAGATAAATCAGCAACGCCACCTTCAGCCAATTTATTTGCTTGTTCTATGAATGAAAAGACATTCTTTTCTGGAATACCTGCTGAAATTGCTTGATATAATGCGTTAACTCCTTCTTCTCTTGTTATCCCAAATTCCATTCTCAAATCCTGCATATCCTTAATCATTTTTGTTTTCATCTTTTCACTGGAATTTGGTAACAATGTGAAAACTTCACTCATGCCAGATTCCATTTTTGTAAACTCTTTTATCCCGTCTGTTGCTACTGCTGCTAATGCAGTTCCAATTGCTGCTGCAGATGTCGCTGCTACTGAAAATCCTTTCTTCATTGTTGCTGCCAACTTGCTGGTTTTAGACTTAGCTCTACCAAGTTTTTTATTAAACTTCTTATCATCAATTGTTAGTTCTTGATATAATTGTCCAACTTTTACTCCCATTTATTACTCACCTACTTTCTTTACTCCAAGTTGGCTTAATAACCAGTTTTCTGCATCTTCATCATTCTCAAATTCATCAGGCTTTCTATCTTTTTGTGCTACATTTTTGTCATCATCTGTCATTGATATAGCTAATGCTGAGCCAGGACCTAATCCTCTAAGTAATACAAGAAAACGTCTCCAACTCATTCTCTCATATTCATCAATAAGGTTTATATTATACTCATGTTGGAAGTCAGATTCAATTAAGCCCCAACTTTCAGCTATATCAATGTTCTTTAGTTTTTTGTATCATCATTATCAGTACCATCATCATCAGTATCAGGTTCGTCCTCATTTGATCCATAGATGTTAGGCAATATCTTCTTAGTTAGTAATGCTTCAAAGCCCTTAATTGAGATACCTGCATTTACTAGCTTTTCATAAGTTTCTTCGCCTAAAAATAGTTTATTTATCTCAATTAAATCAGTTTGTGATAATTCTGCAGCTGCTCCCTCTGATTGAATTAAACTTTGAGCTTTTACCATCGCCTTCAATGGGGGAGAAGCTGGTATCTCACAGTCAATATCTTTATAAGTGAATTTAGTTCCTTCACCTTCTGCTTCTTCTACAAATTCCGTTAAATTACCTAAATCAGCCATGTCTAATCACTCCTTATAGTTTATTATGCTACTGTTGGTTTCCCACTTACTGTTAATGTACAAGACCAGCCTGCAGGGTCATCGTTACCGCCACCCGTTGATTGTCCGAACATTGGCGCATCTACGGATACATTCATTGTAACTACAGTTCCACCAGGTGAGGTCATCTCAAATGGAACAACACTACCACTTCCAACAAGTTGACCAATTTCTTCTATACGTTCTTGTCCTTGATCTCTATCACCAGTTTCTTCATCTTCAATATAATAACCTTCGATCTCAAATGAAACTCCTCGTGAAGCTACCATATGCTCAATCCATCCTGCACTATCAAAAGTTGTAAGATCTGCATCATTTTTTTCTTGTGAAGGACTAAAAGATGTAATTCCTTTTATTTCGACCATTGCACTAGTTCCATCATCAATCGAAAAGCTAAATAATCTTGCAAATTGTTTTCCTAAAGACAATTTAATCTACCCCCTTGTATTTTATATCAATCTTGGGTCACTAGTAATTGTTAACGTAAAGCTCCATCCTGCTGGGTCATCATTTCCTCCACCCGTTGATTGACCAAACATTGGAGCGTCTACAGAACCTTCAAAACTTATTGGTGTTCCTGACGGATCTATAATTCTAAATAAACTTGTTGATCCACTTCCAACTAATTGACCAATTTCTTCTACTCTTTCTTGACCAATATCTCTAACTCCATTGTTTTCATCTTCTATATAATAACCTTCAACTTCAAAACTTAAACCTCTCGAAGCTACCATATGTTCAATCCAGCCTTCACTATCAAAATCAGTTGTATCAGCATCATTCTTTTCTTGTGAAGGACTAAAAGATGTCACACTACTTATATGAAGATACTCACTGTCAAGTTCTTGCCAATAATCTTGCCAATCTGCACCGATTCCAGGTTCATTTGTGGATGCAGAAGTATGAGATTGAATACATTTATAGTATACTCCGTCATTGGATACAACATTATTAATCAAATAACTTGTATCAACTGCCCATATTTCATTCACAGAAATTACTTTAAATTCAAATAGTCTTGCTAACTGTTTTCCTAAACTCATGTCACACCTCCTGTATTTCTATGTCAAAGTTGATACTAAATCTGTGTCTTCCTTCTCCATCGCGACCGATATTAATAGGTAACCCTTGGATTGCTTGACAACTAACTATCCTGAGTCCATCAGGCACAAAGTAGTCACTACCAAAGCTACCTATTAATGTTATTATATCAGTTGCTATTTGCCGTGCTTGAGTTGCATTCTGTGTGCCTCTCACAATAAATCTAACTGTTCCTAACGAGTACTTTGTATTCCGCATATCTTTTGGGTATCCACCAGTTGATTCTGCCATTACTGCAAAATCAGGAGTTTGTGGTAATACTTCTTCAAATAAATTTCCTGTTGTTCCAACGTTATCATAAGTGAGGCCAGTTATATTATCCCCAACATATTGTAATAATTCTCTAATTAGCATTTATATCACAACCGCTTCTTCATTTCTGTACCAATAAAACTTTCCATCTTATTTGACATTTCTTTAGCAGCCTTCTCTAACCATTTGTTTTCACCTTTATCACGAAAGTTAAACTCACCTGCAGGTGACTCATGAAGATTAATTGCATATGGAGTATTGTAAGAAATATAGAATCGCATTTCACCTTTAGCAAAATCGAACTTAGCATTTGGAGTACCACTATCTGCTTGACTAAAAATTGATTGAGCATTAGGTAGTTTTGCTTGAGATACAATACCACTTCGTTCTAAAGTACCTTCATCATGTGGAACTTTTGTGTTAGCTTGTGTAAGTACTGCTTCTGCATATTTCCAAAGAGCTTTATTGCCTGCTTTTCTATTTTGCTTTTTTACTTTCTTTCCGTACCATATAAAACTCATATTATCACCTCATGTGAATTGACATGTGAGTTGCAAGACCCGTGAGTGCATTTGTTTTAATTGATGTTGTGATTACATCATACTTTTTATCCTTGTATGTTATCTGAGACTTAGCTTCAATATCAAGATGTTCTGAAGTAAAAAATTGAGAGTTGCTCATTACTTCATCACCTTCATCGTTTTCAACAAGTTTATGTGTCTCTTGAAAGTAACCATTTACAGTAAAAGGATCTGCATAGATTGGTCCACTCGCGCTATTCCCAAGATAAGATGTTACCTCTACCTCATGTGGTTGCAAAGCTTTGGGCAATTTCATACTAGCCCAACTCCTCTATATAACAATCCTGCTAAATAAAGATATTGCTCAGCACGTTTTGCAACTGTTTTTAGCTTACTTTGTTGAGATGAACCTCCAGAGAAGCTAAACTCTGCAATTGACATTGAACTAATCTGGCTCATTAAACCGAGTTCATCACCAACTTCTGCCCACCATTCATATTGTGCACAGGTCGCCTTCCTAGCTGCTTTTTCATGTTCAGTAATAGAAACATCAACCCTATTTCTTGTAATGTAGTCGATGAGCTCTGAAGCACGCTCTAACAATCTTGTAGCATCTTCAGGTAAGCTACTCTCATCTGTTCCAAGATATTCAGCTAATTCTGTTGTAGTTGCATAAGCCATTTATACCACTTCCTTTTTGCTATTCTTACTAAAGCTCCCATGTATCCCCAATCTCACAAGGTAAATTCTCCCCCGATGCATGGAAACAATCATGTATCCTTGTTCTAGCTGTAACAAAATCACCACTATTATTAGCTAAATAATTTGTTAACCATTCATGAAAACTATTAGCTTTAGTTGCACTATTGAAATCTGCATTTATCGCCAGTGTCGGTTCATTTTCCATATTATGTCCATCATTAACTTCATATTCATGTATAGAATAAGATGCTATCTCAGTTAAAATAGCATCTTTATGAGTAGCAATTGTCGTTTCATCAATTCCTGCAGAAGTTAAGTTTAGTACTCTATGCATTCTATCACTTCCTTTTACTTCACTTGCGCGGCTTTAATTGCTTCAATCAACTCTTCATCATTCATTTTCGTCCTTCTATAAATATCATAATCTTGAGCTAAAGAATATAACTCATCATGAGACATTTGCTCTAAATTATTGTTATCTACAACTTCATCCTTGCCTACGACTGTAAACCCTAAAGCTTTAAATTTGGTCTCAAAGGCATTCTTTGACACACGCCTTTTTATTGACCTTCTTTTAATAAGCATTTATATCACTTCCTTACAATAATGCTTCATGAGCATAAATACCATTCACTTTGTTGTCAGGAGTAAAGATATCGTGATATAGTCTATACTGCATTAACCAACCATCTTTAGTTTGGTTCTGTTCAGGTGTAAATATCTTCATGTTCTGCTGTTTAACAACTGGAAGTGCAGCTTGACTATGAACAATCATGAAATTAAGATCAGTACCATCTGTTCCATCTTTTTCATAACCAAAAGCAGTTGCTCCATCATTAAGAGTAATCGCAGAATAAAATCTACCCTGTGGAACGACTATGATTGGAATTTCATCATAAGCAGGAATAGAACGATCTCCAACTGTGTTTATATCTCTGGCAAACAATGCAGAGTTCTTAATATTCTTTAGTACTGTTGTAGTTAAGAAGAGATACATATCTTCTTTGGGTACTTCTGCATTTCTCATCTCAGCGATTGCAGTATCAATTGCTTCAACTGTGTCATCAACTGTAAGATCTGCTTGTACTGTAGTTCCTGCTGATCCATACATTTCAGCAAATCTTACTGCATCAATTTCTGGTGCTGCATATTGTTTTACAAATTGACTAGATGCTGCTGTAAATGGAACATCAAGTGCTTCTAAATTGTTCTGCTTATCAAGTGTAAACTCAATTGCTCTGTCATAACTAAATGTGTGTGTCTCCC